CAATTGCCTGTCCTTTTTTACAGACGAGATAAATTATATACGTACTTTACAAAAGGAGATACTATGACTGATACAGTACAACAACCAGGTACAGAAGCACCTAGCACAGACTTAACAATTAACGATCTTAACGCAATGAAAGTTATCATCGATATTGCTAGTTCACGTGGCGCATTTAAACCAAACGAAATGGTAGCAGTTGGCCAAACTTATACTAAGTTAACTACATTCTTAGAAACAGTTGCAGCACAACAATCTGCTCAGGCACCAGCCGCACCAGCACAACCAACAGCACCAGCCGCACCAGCTACAGGAGCATAATATGGCCCAAGAACTAAAACACGTGGGCCGTGTTATTGCCACTAACAAAAAATGCTTAGTGGCATATCGCACATTGCCTGGTGAAGCACATGCATGTTTAATCGTGCCAACCGAAAATATGCCTGACATCTACCACGATGCTATTATTAATCTAGTAGAAAGTCAAGCAGGACAAGCTTCATGGGAATTTGCTGAAGCATTGGATCGTACTCAATTTCCAGATGGTTCACGTATGTTGCCATGGTTACATATGAACAATCGATTGATTAAGGCTCCAACTAGTGCTATTGAAATGACACCAGTTCCTGGAACAGGAATCTTGTTAAGCGAGTTAAATCAAATTATTGCTGAACAACGTGGTGTAGCGGTCGATGATCTAAGCCTTAAAGAAAGTTTAGATAAGAAGATTGAAAACAAAAAAGAAACAGCTACAGTACAAGAAACACCTGCTATTGTACAAGCTGATGTCACTGTTAATCAACCTACTACATTCGATAGCCCAGACGAAGAAGCTAAATTCTATCGTAGTCAAGCTGATAAGCTAGCAAAAGAAGCCGCTAACTATCGCCGCAAGGCAGAGGAATTGGTTCCGACCAAGAAAAAAGTGTAAATGACAAAAACGGGAAGACCGCTTCCCAAGGATGTCATAGAACATTGGCCAGAAGTATTCGGTGAAGTACACTTAAATGTGTTACCTCTTAGGTATCTCCATACCGTTTTGGTCAATTTTAAAGACGGCAAGACTTGGGAAGTGAAAATAACAGCAAAAACTAAAAAAGAAGGTTGGAGTGCCTTTGAAAAGAATCTTGCAGAACTCTTCAAAACTTATGAATCGACTATTGATAATGTAGATTTTAAGTTGGACACTGAACGTGTTCGTAAAGATATAGAAGCAAGTACTCAGAAATTTTTAAAGAAAAAGAAGTTATAAATAATGAATGTTAGATTACTTAGTTTCTCTCAACCAACAGAAGAGTTTGCATCAATGGGCATCGATGACGCACAAGAACTCATTGCGTATTGCGCCCGTGTGTCCAATCCTTCCAATCAGCTTAACACAGACACATCAGAAAAGCTCATACAGTATCTCGTCAAACACAAACACTGGAGCCCACTCGAAATGGTTTCCGCTTGTCTCGAAATCACTACAACTAGAGACATTGCCAGACAAATCCTTAGACACAGAAGCTTCAGCTTCCAAGAGTTCAGTCAGCGATATGCTGACCCTACTAAAGACTTGTCGTTTGTATTGCGAGATGCTAGAAAGCAAGACACAAAAAATAGACAAAACAGCATAGAGTTAGATGTTTATAATAATGATGAAGATCGATTCCTCGCCTATCAGTGGGAACGTATGCAAGAGTTAGTTATTAAACAATCACGTGAAGCATACGAATGGGCTATACTAAAAGGTATTGCTAAGGAACAAGCTCGTGCTGTACTACCAGAAGGTTTAATCGAAAGCCGTTTGTACATGAATGGTACGTTACGTAGTTGGGTACATTTTATAGAACTACGTAGTGCGAATGGTACTCAGAAAGAACACCAGGAAGTCGCTATTGCTTGTGCTAAAGTGATATCTGAGATTTTTCCGCTAGCCAACGAACTTCTAGCCAATTAAAATCATTTATCTTAACAAGTGCCTCCTTATTGGAGGCATTTTTTTCTCCGTATTGTCTACCAGATAACGCACCTAAATAAGCATAAAATCCGTATTCAGCATTTTCATTTAGTGTACACCATGCGTCTAATCTGAGTAAAGATTCTTCGTTATTAATTACTGCCAGTTTACAAGATTCCCTAAAAGCACTACGCCAAGTACTAAATGGATCTGTATTAAATGCTGTAATGTTACTAATAGTATCCATTGCTTTAAATTTAGTACTGATATTTGTAGTCATATCTATAGTACTAGTATCCATTTTTAATGTAAGAGATTTTGGTAATAATTTAACTCCGCCATATCCGTAACTTAAATTATTAACAGGATTTAAACTACGCCAAACATGTACTACATCTAAATCCCAATCGCTTACTTCGTAATCAAAATTAAAATCGTTTAATATAACGGCATCAGCATCTACTACCCAAAACATTTTAGTAAATGATTTACGAGCGGCGGCAATATGAGCTTGGTGTATTCCTTCTACTCCGTGTACACGTTTTGCTAAAGGAAAGCGTTCTTTTAAACTAGCAAAGTTATCGTCAGCATCCGGCTCATTATAACTTATAAAGATTATATCATACATGGCGTTTTCTTATTATACGAGGACTATTACTATAAACTGTTTTAAAAAATCGACTTCCGGCAGAATCTAAATTAGCTATTTCTAGTTTACATTTGTCTCTTAATTCTGCTCCTAAAAAATTAATGTATTTGGTCATTTCTTCAGGCTCAGCTACTTCGTGTGTAGTATTCCAGTATTCTGTTAACCAATCGAAATCTCTTACTTGACTATAGTCCCAATCAGTACAGTTTGTTTTCCAGCATCCTTCTCTAGCACCCATTATACTCCATATACCATTTTCTACATCTGTACCCACGCTAGCCCAAACTAATAGTCTATGATAATTTTGCCACCAGATAGTTTTAAGATCTGCTACCTTAGCTCCTTGATCTAAACTCATCTTTACACCTTCACGGAATCCCGCTCTCCATGCTTGGAAAGGATTTGCGTTGGTAAAACTTTCACTATAACTTTCGTTGAACTGATAATATTTGTCATCAAAACAAAATTCAACTAGACCTTTAGTATCTTCTGGATCACTATTTTCATGTGTACGCATTTCATTTACAAACTTACGTGTCCATAATTTTAATCCGCCATTACCATACATAAGTCCATTAACATGAACACGCCCGCACCAACTAAACACATGTTCAGGAGTTAAACCTAATTTGTCTAAGTCTATTTCTACTTCAAGAAATTTTGGATCTATAATATTGTCAGCATCTACTGTAACAAAGTATTCCGTTTCACTTAATGCGGCGCAGGCTTTATGTGCGGCATCACTACCTTTAACTCCATGTACACGTTTAGCCCATGGCACTTTAGTACATAAATCAGCGTAGTTTTTTTCAGCATTAGGTTCATCATAACTGAGGAAAATAATGTCTTGTTCTAAAATTTTAATCATGTTTTATTCCGTAGTAAGTAAAAAACTTTTTAGTAGATACTGATAAATTATCAATTTGAGATTCAATCGAGCTTTCGAAATCATAAATGATTTCTCCTGCCTTAAGTATATCATGTATTCTAAGATAAAAAGTTCTAATTAAAAAATCTAAATCTGTAGATAATGTCACAAAAACAACCAGTGTATTATCATATCGAGCTCCAGATAGTACACTACGTCCAGCATCAGTAATAGAAAATTTCCATTGTTTATTTTCATTATCCCATGTAACTGTAAATTCTGTATTAACATTGATAGGTTCTGTAATCCAAATCAAGTCGTTCTTTTTAAAACTAAACTCGTCAAACATCTGTTTGGTTATTAATTTATGTTCTATTGTACCGTCAGAATTAACTACACGATCAATAATACAATCATTGAAATTAACTTTAGTAGATGTTAACTCGCCATGTTGATCTTTAGTAATTTTAGCATAGTACTTATGAGTTGGGTGTAATTCATTAGTAACTAAAAATACTCGATCAGTTAATGGATCAAAATAAGCATAATGCTCAAGTTTAATATTTTCAATTGGATTAAATTTACGTTTAGCCATTTGCTAGTGCCTCTAATCTTTCTAGTAGTTTAGGAGTTATAAAATCCTTTTCTACATAATGAAATATTTTAGATTGATTAATGTTGTTTACTATAAGATCGCCTTTAATATTTAAAATACACGATACTGCATCTGTCCATTTTTCTGGATATGTAATCCACCCTTGAAGAGGGCTTTTCATATGTATAAATTCTAAAGGACTATGTTTATCTAAAACAGTATTATGACACAACAATAATTCAATTGTTATTGCTGTTGCAAGATCCATACTGGGCCATTTTTGATATTCTTCAGGAGCAAATTTAGTCCAGCACCATTCCCAGTTTTTACAAACAAACTCTAATGTCTTATAAAACTCTAAAGCACCTTGAGATTTTTTAAAATAATGAAGAGCAAAATAAGGACTTGTAAGTTTATTAGCTATAAATGCTTTTCTATGTATTGTATCAACAACTGTTTCTAATTTATAATTCTTGATTCTATCGCAAAATTTAATTTCGTAATCTTTACAATAATCCCACCAAGTGCTTATATCCTCGACTATCAGCATATCGCTATCCAATACAATAGTTTCATCATATGGACTAGCATGAAATAACTTCCATCTATGTTCTACCATTAATGGACTATTTTCAACTTCTTCAAACCATGGGATAGGAATTATGTTATCAAATAACTGTTGATATTTTTCAGGTACTAGACAATTAGTTACAATAGAAACATTTTTAATTTCTGTTTGACTGTATTTTATACTTAAAGCCAAGGCACAGGCTTGTGTAACATAATCTACATTATTTGTATTTTCGGCAAATATTAAAAATCCCTTAGACACCAGAACCTCCATCTATGTACCGACTTAAACTTATCTTGTTCATAACATGAACATCTAATCCTGTTGTTTTAACTAACGTATATTCTCCAATATGGTCTTTCTTTTCTACAAGAAATTTCATTTTATTACCATCTGTGTTTATTAGAATATCCTTGTCCTTGGAATAGGTCATTTTTCCTGGCAACTCAACAGCAAATTGTCCGTTGGTCTTTCCGTTCATAATATGAATGGCAATACTAAAAGCAAAATCATTTCTAAATTTAGCATCTACAATACCATACAATGTTCTGAAATACAACCAGTTAGATTTAATATAAACTATAAGATCAAAAAATGCCTGCGTTACAGAATTTTTTTCAAATATAAATGTAGTTGCCCAGTAAAAAGGAATACTGTATTGATTTATTCTATAAAATTCGTCAGTTGGACGCCAACTAGCAAGATCCATACTTTTACTGTATATTTGAAAATCGTAATGGTTGTCCATTGCTGGTTTAAGCACAGAAGAATTTAAAATATAATCGCTATCTATTACTAGTGTTCTATCGTAAGGAGTTAAATCGTACACCTGGTCTCTAGTTAAATTTTTCCACTCGGCAGTTTTACTTGCTATAGTACCGTCATGAAATTTTTTATATTGAGTAGTATCGGAATATCCTATAATTATAATTTGATCAAAACCGTGATCAGGATAGGCGTGGGCAAGCCAATCAGGACTATCTGTAACTATGCTTACAGGAATATCTAAATATTGTCTAATGCGACTTGCGGCAAAAACTGCCAGTTTGATATAGTCTACAGCAGAGTTATTCTGAGCGAATATTATTGCTCCTTGTGTCATAGCTCTACAATATCTGAAATTTTTCTTTTGGTTTTTAACTCTGCGTATTTGGCGGCGTATTCATTTGTTGCTTCGAAATACAAGCCGCTAATGTTATCAAAAAATTGTTGTACGTCTTTTATAATAACTGGAAAATCATTAGAATCTACAAAAGCTACATCTTCTGTGTAGCCTAGATCTAGTACAGTTTTTGTAAAATTAATTAAGTCGGTTGTAATTTTAAAACTAGCGCCGTCGATGTAGTGGACTAATTTTTGATTGTATTCTTCTAAGATAATTCGACGTTGATTAGATAACGTCGACATATAATTGGCCACCGCAAAGGCCTTTTCAATTTTCTCATCCATAACAAACTCCGTAGTGTACTATAATACGCTACTGTAATTAGTTTGTCAATGGATATTGGTATTAAGGATTTGAACTACTAAAATCGTAAGTATTAGCAGTCGCGGTTGGTAAGTAGCTAGAAGCTGAAACTTGTCCAGATCCAGAAGCATAATACAATGTTTGAGTACTAGTTGTTGCGCCAACTACAGATTCGTCAACACCATATACGCCATAACCTGGACCATAGTTTGTTTGATTAGCAGATATACTTAAATCTTCAAACTCTATTCTAAAATTAATTGTTGAACCACTAATGCTAGCATAGATGTCATATTGGTTTGGAGTATAAGTTGAATTTTCAGTTCCTTTAGAATAAATTAATTGGAAAGAACCTGTAAGCTGATTATATCCTATACTGCTACCAGTACCTGGTGTAGTAGCACCAGCTAGCGTAGTAGTATTATTAACACCAAACGCAATGGTTCCCATATGACTTAACATACTAGACCAACTGTTATCTTTAGCACTACCGCTACTGGCCAAACTAGCTGTAAAACGAATTTGTCCGCCTGTGTTGAAAAAATATTGAGCTACTGTAGTATTGGTAAAAGTTACCGATAAAAAATGTCTTGCTGTACTTTGTCCTGCGTTATTAACACCCCATCCGCCTGGAATACTAATTGAGTTAAGAGAAGAAGACGCTGAATAGCCTGATAAGAAATTAGTATAATTGGACAAACAACTATTAGCCATTGTTTGATATGCGGCAAAATCGGCAGCCTGAACTTTATTACTGGTAGTTGGATAAGTTAAAGAACCGTTGGAAGAATTTTGATGGTTGTAAGCAGTTAAAATGTCAGTGTATAACGCTTGCCATTGGGCTGCAGTAATGCGAGAAGTACTAGCTGTAACTTGACTGCTGTTAACTGTTTGGCCATAGTAAGTGCCCATTACTGTAGCAATAGTTGTTTGAACACTATTATATTCACTTGCTAGTATTTTTGAACCTACTGACGCCATTATTAACCTCTTATTTTAAGTATTTTATTTATAAAACTAGACATTCTACTAGTTTAACACTGATATCGTCACTCGATTCCAATGCTACAGCAAATACATCATTTGCGTGTGGAACTGCGGCTACGGCTGTACCGTTAGCGGCAGCAATCAAACGCTGTCCTTTTCGAACTGCGCCTACAACTTTAACTGGAACTCGACCCTTAAGCGCAATATAAGTGCCGCCTTCTAATCCTTCGTTCATTTTAAAAGCAGGATTAGCACTAACTACACCGATAGCTAAATCACCATAATTACACGCTGTAACTTCTGCTTCTCCGCCTACGATAACAACTGTTCCAACTTCGTATTCTTGATCTGCCAAATATTTTTCTGCCAAGTCAGCATAGTTAGCAGTAGTAGCATTTCCATAAAAAATGTTTGCGTAAATACTGCTTGTTCCATCTCTGGCTACAACTGTGTTAGATGTAGATGCTGTTTCCGCAAATTCAAATGATGAACCATTAACTAACAATTTACTAGATTGACTAGCTGTTCCAGTTAAACTTCCTGTAAACGATTTAGCAGTAGCATCAACTAGTACACTATTATCAGTAGCTTTCACGTTACCTGTTAAAATACCAGTAACGTTACCTGTTAAATTAGCGGTAATTGTGCCAGCACTAAAATTACCGCTAGTATCACGTGCTACAATAGTGCTTGCTGTACCTGCGTTTGTTGCGTTTACAAATCCACCGTTAAATGCTAGTGTGTTTGCCTGAGTAGCTGTACCGGTTAAAATATTAACTGCTGTATTACCGCTAGCATCTCTAGCCATAATTGTACTTGCTGTATTTGTAGTTACTGCTGAAACATAGTTGCCACTCAATAACATTTGATTTGCTTTTACAGCAATACCATTTACTTGAGTTACATTAATATTGCCGCCAGCATCTCTAGCAACAATACTTGTTTGTCCAACAGCATTAGCTACGCTAGCTTGATTGGCTCCAGACACTGATGTTTGGATTGTAAGAGCATCGGCTTGTTGTGCTGTAGCATATACATAACCAGCATATATATTATTCCAACGTTGTGGACTAGTACCACCTACACCGCCGCCTGTATTAGAACCTAAATCGCAAGTTAAATCTGAACCTGGTAATACCTGAGTGTTTAATAATTGTAAAGGAGTTACAATTTGACTGCTTGAATTTGTTGTTTCAAACACAATTGGTGTGCTGTTAACTGTACTTCTAAATGTCGGAGTAGTATTACCATCGTTGAATACTTGTAACTTAACACTAGCACCAACTGTATATCCTTGATCACTAAAATTAACTTGTGTGCCAAAGACAGCATTACTGGATAATACATATCCAGAAGCACTTACGCCACCTAATTGATCAGCATTAGTAGCTGTTCCCCAGAATCTAAATAAATTAGTATCGTTTAAATTAGTAGATGTGTCAAGCGTACCATTTGTAACACCGATCTGTGAAGGATTATTAGTATTAACTAATGTAACACCTTTATAAATCCAGTCGTAGCCAGTGCTAAATCCTAATGTAGCATTAGCGGTTGAATCTTGTTCAAACGCAGAATCGCTACTAATTGTAAAAATAACATTTCCGTTATCATACGCGGCAATAACAGCATGAGTTCCGCCTGCTTTATCTTTAAGGCTGATACTCTGCATTTGTGTATTTTGTGCGCCGTTAACTGCTTGTGGACCAATTAGTGTAGGTGCTGTACCGTTCCAAGCAAACAATTGATTACTAACTGTATCAAACCAGAAATCGCCAACGCTTAATCCCGAAGGTGTTGTAGCACTTACATCTGCTCCGCCTACTACACGGAATTGTGTTCCGTCATAGAATTTTATTTTGCCAGCACCGCTATCGAACCAAATTTGTCCAGTTAAAGGATTTGCTGGAGCAATACTATTAGCAAAATTTTCTAACAAATAAACAAAATTTTCATTTTGTGCTAATCCATAGCCAGCATAACTTTTACCAATCAATTTAAGATCAGTTGTTGTATCAACTGTACCATCGGCAACTGTAGTTATCGCTGGTAAATTTGGGTTATAGTGGTAAATTGTATATGACATGTCGCTCTTTCCTTATTCTATATTTATACTGTATTTGGTGTTGACTGGTTACCCTGTACCCAGGTGTTAAAAGCCGCCATCTGATCAGCATCATATCCATACAATTCAGGGTATATACTAAGCCAAACCGAGCTTAATTCTGGCACCATGGCCTTAAATCTGACAGAAGCGTAACCTATTTTGTTTAGTTGAAAGGTTACTGTGCCGCCGTTTGTTGTTGTAGACTTATAAACGCTAGGATCAGCACCATCGATACTAATAGGAAAATCTAACTTTTGTAGATTTTTTACACCTATTTCTGTAATATCAGTACACTGAACTCCATTTTGATCTACAATTTGTGGAATAAGAGTAATAAGATTGTCCACTCCTACAATTGATTTCTTTTTACTGTCTAAATAAGTATTAGGACCAAAATTTACAATAGCTTTTCTCATTTTAAGAGTATTTTCTGGAGTCCAAAAAGCCATTTGACTTGGAGCTAAAATACTTTGAGAAATATCATTGTATTGTTGCTGGGTGATAGTTCCTAGATAATGATTTTCTAGATCTGTATCGCTATGCTTAACATCAGCAAAAGACGCTAGTGCCCCGTAAAGCCCTGTGATTAATCTAGTAGTCATTGAAAATGTAATACTATATTGTTTGTCTTCTGTCCATCCAGTAGATATTTTAACTCCTGGTGGTGCTGGTGGTATAGTTGTATCTGTCATGCTGTAACCTTTATTAATTTATCGTATACTTTGTCGCAATGATCGCATTCAATTCCGCAAACTGTTTTACAATTATTAGTTAGCTGATTGAATCCTAGTTCAGTAATATCATTGATTAGTGTTAATGCCAATGGCATGTGACCTGTAGTGCTTAATATTTCACCGAATCTAACATTACCACTAGATCTTTGATAAGCGTCTACTACACGGGTCCATCTTTCGATAGGGTAACCTCTTCCGGCTAGTTTAATAACATCAACTAAACCGTCAAACTTTCCTAAATCATTAGGAAATGTAAATGCTGTTTTAAGCCATTCGGCAGGACGTTCTTTAAAATAGCTAACACATCCTAGTTGATTGTGTACACTAGAAGTCAACTCTCTCTTGTCGTGTATCTTAACTTGACTTATAATTAAATCGTCCCATTGTTTCCATTTACAATCTACTATACATCCTTCATTAACTAGCATGGTAATTTTAATATCATGCTGTTTGGCATACGCACT